TCATTAAATGATACTGTTAATGCAGATCCACCCGCATGCATAGTATCTACAACTCCACCACTATTATCACCTGGATAAATGAAAGAATGTCCAGCGTCTACTTTAATTGCAAACTCTGTGCTGTCTTCATCTCTAAATGTTAATGTAATGTGGTTGCTTGAATCTAAATTTGTAATTCTAATATATCTAACATCGTCTTCATCGAATTGACCTGCTAAATAACTTTTTGATAAATCTGTTGCAGAAGTTGTAGCAAAACCTAATAAACCTGTTTCTGTTGTTGAAATAGTTACTATTCTTTTAACAATTTCATTAACACTTGAAATATCTAACGATCTTTCGCTGTTGTAACTATTATTATTAAGTGTGATTTCTTCGATTACTTTAGTTGTTAATGTTGCCATAGTTTATCCTTACGGAGCTGGAGGTACATTGAGAGGTATACGAGGCTCGCCATCAGTATAGTCATCTCTTCTCCGTCTCCCTATTTGTTCTTGACCAAACTTCTGTATTTCAGTTTGATATTTTTGTTCATATAATTGTAGCATATCCATCGGGCCTTTTAAATAACTAAATGCTTCGACTAGACATGCGTATAAAAGTCCATTTCCAAAATTCAGACTTAAATAAGTTGTAGTATTTGCAGAACTCAATCCTAGAGGTCTAGCATTATAATGCATTTTATACATAAACGCTGAACTAGGAGTTGGTACTATTGTAACTTTTCCAGAGGAAGCTGCGCCTGCTCCCGTTGCTCCTCCAGACATTGCATAGTATTTTGGAGTTCCAGTAGTAGTTTCTGCCGCATCATATTCTCTTAAAAAACTAATATCTTTCTTTTCTAACCAGCTATTAGCCCCTGTTGCAGCTGTAGTTGACGTATAAATCTGGATACCTCTTACAAATAAAGTACCCGCAGGTGCGTTTATATTGTCTTTTGAAGCAACCAGATTGCCTATAACTTCTTTTCTATCTGCATCAATTGGAATATCTCTTTGAATTCTTAATTCTGAATTATCTATAAACTGATCTGTAATAGTACTAGATAATACAGAAGTCGTAACTTCGGTGTAATTTAAAATAGCTGTTGTAAGTGTTGAATAAGTAAATCCTGCCATATTAAGCTGTCAAAGTTGCTGGACCAGCCGAGCAACTATTGCCTCCTCCTGATACTCCTCCACTTGTAGCAGTGTTTGTATCTACAGTAAAGTGGTAGTAGTCATCTGTATTTGTAATATCCCCAGCTGAATCTCGCTTCCCGACTGTAATCGAGTAGCCAGCAGCTTTTGCTATATTAGATCCAGATATTCCATCAAAGTCAGTTGGATTTTGATAAGCATCAGCATCTGAACTTGTCCAAATAGGACCTCTAAATCTGACAGTATCGCTTGTAGATCTACCATGAGATTTTTCATAAACATTTATAATTCCTGAACTAGCTGCAATTGTTTCAAATGAATTAGATTCTAACATTCTGGCTACTTCGTTTTCTTCTCTTGCAGGTCTTGCATTTCTTAATCCCTGTGCGTCACCTGCTCTAGTTCTAATTTCTAGTTGATGATGCTTAGGTTCAAATTCAGATTTATGAACAAACATACCATTCCATTCTTTAACCATTTCATTGTATGGAAACTCCATACCACTTCTATCTGATATTGCTTTAGCGTATTTTCCTTTTGCAAATGTCATTATGCTCCTGGGTAATAATTTTTAGGAGTTATGTAAGTGCTTGAAGAAGAACCATCTTCTGACAATGCTCTTGCCAACTCATCTTCATACAACAACTTCATTTGTTGTACTAATTGTGGATTAAATTTTTGTGCTAAATAAAAAGCTAGACCTGAACACATACATGGTACAAATCTATAAGGTACATCAGATGCATCAGTATATGTTGCATCTAAATCTTGAATTCTTTTAACATAGTAAATATGCATATCTTTTGAAGCTGCTGTAGAATTAGGAGTTGGATAAACTGTAACAGTAGTTTTATCTATAAATCTTTGAACCCAATATTGTGATGGAGTTCCTTTAGATAATTTATTTCCTAAAGCAGAATAAGTTGCTCTATCTATTTTTGTCATTGCAGAGTCAGATTGATCTGTAGCGGTTCTGTCTGATCTATAGGTTGCTTCTAGAACATCAGCTACTCCATAAGTTGAAGAACCACTTGTTCCACCAACAGTTACTGAAGAAGTTCCATCACCACTTGCTCTATAAAAAGTATACTCAGCTTGACCCTCTATGAGATCAATATTTGTATCTCCTACTTCCCAATAGTGTAAACCTCTATTACCCCATTCTTGAAAAAGAATGTTAAGAGATCGTCTTGCTGTTTTTAATTGATATCCAGAAGTTACCTGAGAACCAATTCTCTCATAAGCTTCTGCTATTATTTCATCAACAGCAAATGTTTTATCGAACGTTACCGTTCCAGAAGTAGTATTAGCCATTGTCTACTCCTAGTACGATTTTCTTAATTCTAATACAATTGTATAATGGTCTAAATTAGTATGACCACTTGTTGTCAAATCAATATCGCCATCAATTCCGCCACCAGCATTATTTTTAATGCCACCAAATGATCTAAAGTCCATATGCCCTTGAACGTTACCTGCTGCTGCACTTCCACCTAGAACGATTGCTACAACATTACTTGAAGCATTCCATTCTAAAGCGACTCTCATTCCACCGATGTCATACCAAATTTGATCAATCGTTACTCTTGAGCATGCTGCTGAATCAGATGAACGTGAATTTAAACCTGCGACATCAACTTTTTCTACAGAAGATTCACCATTACCATCTGATAGATTTGTTAATTTAATAACAGCTCTTTTATCTGTATCGATTATTGTTTGACTTGTTACTGCGTCTGCCATGTTTTCCTCCTGTTAGAGAACGGGGCCAAAGCCCCGTTCTAATTAAAGTTTATTTATTATTGATCACCAAATGCAGGTGGATCTGCACCTTCTGACCAACCCCAAATTAGCCAATTAGTACTATCTTTAGCCATAATGTTAATCTCCGAACAGCCGAAGTCTGTAAGAGTTAAGGTAGAGTTAGAGTTTCCATCAGCATAAACTGTTGAACTGTCTGCATCTGATTGTATATGAACGATACCACCAATGAAGTAATTAGCATCAGCACCTGTATCAAAGATAACGTTTTCCGCTTCTTCTGCAGCACCACCATAAATAAATTTAAAGTGTGAACCAGCAACTGGTGATGGTAATGTTATTGTTCTATTTCCTGTGATCGCTGGAACTACAAGTATTCTTCCACTATGTGTAGCATTAGTAAGAGTTTTATCCTCATCTCCCAATGTAACAGGTCCATCACCTACAGTGATGATTTCAGTAATTGCTCCTGTAGTAGAGTTTTTACTTACTGTTTTAAACGTGTCTTCAGATCTTACTGGACCTGAAAAAGTTGATTTAGCCATAATATTCCTCCTAGAATATTTAAATGTAGTCCCTAGGGTAATGTCGACTATACGCGTCTACATTTAAGGTTTTTTAAAAATGTATAGTGAATAAAATATATATGAATTTTTAGTAGAGTGCAAGAACTCCCTAGGCTAAAATGTGATTTCAGCGATGTGGCGTTTATCTAAGTAGCCACAGAAACTTCGGGGGCAGCATTATTAATTGCATTTTCTCTATCTGCAATTTTAGACTCTTCAAGTTTGATCTCAGTGATAACTTCTCTAATCTTCTTATCAATTTCGACCATATCCAGAGTATATTTACCACTTTGCTCATACTCTAGTTGCCACCTCAACTCCAAGGACCTTTTTTGTTTGTACAGGTCTTGTACCATCTATAACCTCCTCATAGGTTATTCTGTTCATCTTGGGATCCATCATTTCTCCAAGATATTCCCATTCTACACTTTTTTCTCCTATCTTGTCAAGGATAGAATTTTCAATAGATTCAACATTATCTTCGGCAATAACCTCAAATTTTGTATGATATTGATAAGCGTTGATTTGTACTAGGAATTTTTTCATTCTGCCTTTCTTATGTATTAATTGTGGCGGAACTATGTCCCGCCACAAATTTATTTAGTTATTACGCACCTGGTGATCCAAAGATACCTCTCCAGTCAGACCAGCCGAAGCTGTATCTTTCTCTAGCTTTGTATCTTACGTTACCAGAATCAAAATCGCCTTCCATAGCAGTTTTGATTGGTGCTCTAACAAAATGTTTTAGTCCATTTGGTACATCTGTTTTAATGAACCAAGCATCAGTGTCAGTTAAGTAGTGATTCACAGTATA